AACATCGCCTTCAGTTCAATACGCAGTCTTTCCTGTTCTGTTCGAGAATCTGCGATCAACTCAGAGCCATTCAAAGTAAGGTCACCATTGGGAATTGGTATAGTGTTCATCTTGCTTCTAATTTGACCCTCAGTCTCTTTGGCTAGCTCATATGAAAACCTACGAATCCACGTTCGTGATAGAGAGTTTAGATTAGAATACGTGATGTTTCCAAAAGGAATATTGGAAAGATTTGACACTCCATGGAACGTCTTATTCTCAACAGACCCACTTGTAGTGTTGACTGACCCAGCAACGCCAGCTTCTCTTGGAAGAGAGTATGTGAAATATAGAGGAAGATCACCTGCTGGAGTTGGATAGACAGTAAGCTCGTTGTTGTGGATCTCGTAACTATAGTTTGATCGGCGAACCTTGTTAGATGTCTTGAATTGCATCTGTCGTAGGATGTCTTCCCAGATTGGAAGCATGTAGAAGATCGTCTCAGGAGTGTAAGACTCGAACCTCATCTGGCTATTGAGATAGTTGATCGTACTAGTCGTTCCAAACATTCGATAGTTTGAGATTGGACTGAAATGGTATACCTCACGAACTTGGATTCTTGCTCCTACCTGTGATCCTGTCAAGGAAGACGCGATAGCTTGCTGCAAATCATATTTCTGTACGCCTGTGTGCAACGATACAGATCCACTGTACAGAGGAGCGTCACTGTTTACATGTGCCTCATCGTTGTATGCCATCCCGATCTTCTTCTGAAACTCCATGTTCCACGACGGGTATGTCTGCTCAGAACCGCTCAATGATCCTGTCGGAGACCCGAGGAATAGAGAGATAACTGACTTTGCTTGATATGAATTTACAATCGCAGAGTATTCAAGACATGCTTCCTCGAACGACGCGTAGATCTGACTTGAGTCAAGATGAACGACCATGACAGGATCACCTAGCTTACGTCTAGTATAGTCGGCAACTCTATCTGCATCAACCTGAAAGTCTGGATCATTATCAAAGAAGCCAAATGGAGTTGCACCCACGAAGAATGTCGGAGCTGTAAGTCCATTCGCTTGAAATGGTACGGATGGTATACTAGAATTACCGACAGCGTCAGCAGAGATTATTCGATACCACACATCTGCGGCGCTTACAGCATCTTGGTAATAATATCGGCCATTTAGAAAGTTCTGTGGCGTTTGTGCGGCAAGAACTGTCGCAATTGCTCCCCATGGTCCCGAATTATCGGATCCAGTCTGTATAGAATACAAATACACATCTGGATCGATACTTGGAGCCCAGAAAATTTCATTTACGGTCGTCATTTATCAACTTCTCCTCTTTCCGCCAACACCTGTCACAGGTGGAACATTTCGACCACCACCAACACCAATTATGGGCTGTGATATTCTTGAGACGGCCTGACCACTTACTGTCATAGTATATATGGTCCCGGACTCTACCTGGGTTACGATGTTAGTAAGTGATGGACTTAATGCCGTAAGAGACAACGTCGATAACAGAGTTGATATGTTTTGAAGATAGGAGACATTCGGAACAAGTGCTGCCAATTGTAGAGTAGTCTTGTTTGAATTAATAGTATTAAGAATTGATACAGTTATCTGTGCGGCAGTGAGCGTTAGATTAGACTGAAGTGTGGTGATGTTGTTGTTTGCATGTACTGTTGCATTTCCCGCATTCAAATTCAGTGTAACTTTATTCGCTACAATAGAAGCAATAGAACTTACAGTCACCTGAGCTGCAGACAATGCAAGATTTGCTTTGGAAGCATTGATCGTAACAACACTATGGATAGTCGGTTGACTTGCGGACAACGATAATGTTGCAATGTTTGCTGAGATATCAACAGAACTACCCACAACGGTTGGCTGGAAAGCTGTTAGTGTCAGTGTTGCGAGAGTTCCAACAATTGGATATGTGGCTTTAACTACTGTTGGTTGAGCTGTCGTAATTGTAAGACTTGCCTTACTTGCGGAAATAATATTTGTAGCATGAACAATCGGTTGTGAAGAAGAAAGTGTAAGACTTGTCTTATTAGCAGCTACGTTAACGGCGCCAGTAGTGATGATTGGTTGTGCGGCAGAGAGATTTAATGTTGCAAGCGTTCCAGCAATTGAATGCGCAACCTTAATAACGGTTGGCTGTGAAGCGATGAGATTAAGTGTTGTGATCGTCCCGACAATTGCATTGGTAGCTAGGACAGTCGATTGCGTGACTGTAAGACTTAACGCTGCGAGGTTTGCCTCTATTATACTTGAACCTTGTGTAACGGTTGGCTGGAAAGCTGAGAGTGTAAGTGTTGCTAGCGCTCCCGTGATGGGGTAGACGGCCTTGACGATGGTCGGTTGCGGAGCCGATAGCGTTAATGTTGCTCGATTCGCGACAACCGTGTTTGTTCGTGTGACAGTTGGTTGCGCTGCAGAACACGTAAGTGATGCAAGATTTGCGACGATTATATTTTGATTTAAAACAGTTGACTGTGGAGCGGAAAGACTTAGAGTCGCAAGATTTGCCGAGATTGTATAAATGACTTTGATGACTGTTGGTTGAGCTGCACTTAATGTCAATGTCGCAAGGTTCGCACCAATCGATTGAGCTTGGGTGACTGTGGGTTGGAATGCACTAAGCGTCACTGTGGCAAGATTTGCCACAATTGGATACACCACCTTGACAACAGTGGGTTGTGGCGCGCTCAATGTCAGCGTTGCGAGGTTGCCAACAATCGGGTACACCGCTTTGACAACAGTGGGCTGGAATGCACTCAGCACTAGGGATACTGTGTTCGCTGTGATAGCGTTAGTGGCAAGAACCGTTGACTGGAACGCGCTTAGCGTCAGTGACGCTTTGTTCGCTGTAATCGGGTACGCAACCTTGACGACCGTAGGTTGCGGAGCCGAGAGGCTTAGCGTCGCGAGATTGGCCCCGATGGATTGGACCTGCGTGACGGTGGGTTGGAACGCGCTTAGCGTGACACTCGCCAGTGTCCCCGCAATGGCGTTGGTGGCAAGAACCGTTGGTTGCGGAGCCGAGAGGCTCAACGATGCCAACGTCCCTGCAATCGGATATACCGCTTTAACGACTGTCGGCTGGAGCGCGCTCAGCGCGACTGAAGCCAACGTCCCTGCGATGGCGTTGGTGGCACGGACGGTGGGTTGTGGAGCCGAGAGGCTCAACGATGCCAACGTCCCTGCAATCGGATATACCGCTTTAACGACTGTCGGCTGGAGCGCGCTCAGCGCGACTGAAGCCAGTGCTCCAGCGATTGGGTAGGCGACCTTGACGACGGTGGGTTGTGGAGCCGTGAGACTCAGCGTCGCGAGATTCGACGCGACGTTGACCACACCGACTGTCACGGTGGGTTGCGGAGCCGAGAGGCTCAGTGACGCCAGTGCTCCAGCGATTGGGTAGGCGACCTTGACGACGGTGGGTTGTGCGGCACCCAGCGTCAGTGACGCCAACGTCCCTGCGATGGCGTTGGTGGCACGGACGGTGGGTTGTGGAGCCGTGAGACTCAGCGTCGCGAGATTCGACGCGATGTTGACCGCACCGACTGTCACGGTGGGCTGCGGAGCACTCAACGTCAACGACGCCAGTGTCCCAGCGATTGGGTAGGCGACCTTGACGACGGTGGGCTGTGCCGCGCTTAGCGTGACACTCGCGAGGTTCGCGGAGATGTCCCGCGTCGGCGGCGTGACGGGCGCCACGAACGTCAACGCAGGCGCGAGGTGGTTCAGCCGAAGCGGTCCGTGCCGAGTGAAGTCCGGGTAGTTTGCGGTCCACGGGAAGTCGGCTGGGTTGAACGCGAGTTGGGCACCCAGCGTGAGGATAGGTCCGTCGGTACGTGTGGACCACGACCCCGGCCCGCCCTCGTTAAGCGCTTGAAGGTGCCGATTGTGTCCCGAGGAATCGACCAGCTTGTTCGCAGCAGTCTGTTGATCGTAGAAAGCATGAAGGTTGGCAACGCGTGCTGGGCGTATCTGTCGCGACTCAGCATCCAACTCAGCAACTGTCAGTTCAGCGTTCCAAATTTTGACGGAACTTAGGTCGCCGTCCCACCACTCGTTCTGCGCGTTACCGGTGGTGTTTGCGTGGTCAGTCCCGAGGTAGAAGCGCTTAGCGACCCACGTGGTGAGCGGGTGGTCGTTGCCGACGACTGTTGTGAGTGCGCTCTGCCGCGAACTGCGCGCGTACAACACTGTGTTTCCGGGGGAACTGACCTCCGCGCAGAAGTACCACTCGCCAACCGTTATCGTGGGTGTGAACAGGAACCCGTTGTTGACGGAGTCGTGACACTCCATCGTGTTCGCGTTGAACGTCGTCTCGAACAACTGGAAGTTGAGCGAATCGGTGGTATTGTACTCAGCGCCATCCTCAATCGACCACACGCACATCTGTCGGCCAGAGCCGACGTTCGTGACGCGGAAGCGCATCCAGAACGTAATCGTGTGTCGATTCGGATCTACCGGTCTCAGTGAGGTGTCCGCCGAGGTGAGTCCATCATTGCCGGAAGTGGCACCGTACCGGACAGCGCCCGTTGGGACGGTGAGGACGTTGACCGCGCCGCCCTCTAGGTGCGGTTTGCGCACATTACGGCAAACGAAATCGGGGTACGTCGCTGCCCATGACAATTCTGGGGCCGCCGGCGGCGGCGCGACCCACGGACAGAATGTGACTGCGGTAAGTATCAGCGCGACGCTGCGGGGCAACGTCCGACCCGGCATGATGTCCGGGTAGATGCCACGCGGAAATCCGTTGTCCCCACTGTCCTCAAGAAGGACCTTGCTCGTCCCGTCCTCTTGGAGGAGGAGGGACGTGCCGTCTTCTAAGAGTATCCGGTCGGTGGCTGCCATGACGTTACGCCATCTTCATCACATAGCCGCTGCTGCCCACCTCGACGCGCGACGTCTGCCCCGCGACTTCCGAGCTATGCCAAAGTGCGAGCGCGCCTGCTGAGGTCGTGGTGACGATGATGCCCTCGACGATGATCAGCGCGTCGCTGGTCGTGGTGACGAAGCCTCCGCAGACCATGTTCGGCGCAGTGGTGCTCAGGGTCTTTGTCGCTTGCGACTCGTAGATCTGTCCGCCGACCGCATTCACCGCATCGTCCACAGACCCGGTTGACGCGGCCGTGCCCGTCGAGGCGTAACGCATGTGAGCCACCATCTTGGTGACGACCCCCGCCGTGCAGTTGATCCCAAATCCGATGCCGCTAGTCGCCGTGTCGGACTGGCAAATCAGCGCGAACTTAAATCTAAAAGTCCCAGTGCTTGGGAGGGTGATGGTCAGGTCGGTGACCTCGGTTCCGGTGGTTCCGGTGACCGAGTGTGGCGAGCCGGTGATGCACTTGCGTGGGCACGCCCCGATCAGCGTGCAGAGTTGCTCGAACGACAACCTTTTTGAAGTCCCAGCCTCGTTGATGATGATCTCGTTTGCGACGGCTGCGGCTGAGGCTGCCGTCATGTTGTGAATGTCGCTGTCGGCCATAGCTCCTCACGCCATCTTCATTACAGACAGGGAGCTTCCAACCTCAACCGTCGTTGCCACTGCCGTCTCGCTGCTGTGCCAAAGCTCCAAGGTTCCGGCGCTCGTCGTAGTGACGACGACCCCCTCGACGACGATGAACGTGTCGCTCGCCGAGGTTGCTACGCCTCCGAAGATCATGTTCGGGGCCGTGGTCGCCATCGTCTTGCTCGCTTGGGACTCGTAGAGTTGTCCGCCCACGGCGTTGATGGCGTCGTCGGCGACGCCGCTCGACGCAGTGGTGCCGGTTGAGGCGTAGCGGACGTTGACCACCATTTTGGTCACCGCGCCAGCCGTGCAGTTGATGGAAAAGCCGAGCCCGGTGCCGGTCGCACTGGAGCGAACGATGAGCAGGTAGGTGAAGACGAATGTCCCGGTCGAGGGCAGCGTGACGGTCAGGTCGGTGACGGCAGTGCCGGTCGTCGTGCTGTTCGAGTGCGCGCTGCCCGTCATGCAGGCCTTCTGCACGCCGAGCAGAGTGCGAAGCTGCTCTACGGTGATTTTCTTCGTCGTGCCCGCTTCGTTGATCTGGATTTCGTTAGTGACCGCCGCAGCGGCGGCAGCGGTGAGCGCACTGATTTTCGTATCTGCCATGGCTCACCTCCATCTCAAATTCCTACGGCGCGGAGCAACCTGCCTCTGGCTTCATTGGCCAAGAGTCTCTTCTCGAACGGGATGCACTTCTTTCCCACGCACTTCGGACAGACGTTCTTCATACATAGCGTGCAAAAGCCCCCCAACTCCTCGGGGGGCGCTTTGGGTTTGACGAGGACGATGCTGTTGCAGTGACAGCAGGTGAAGGTGTCGCACTCCAGCACCGGCTTCTGCTGACCGGGGTCAACCGCGAGGGCGTAGCCTTGCGGACGACGCATCGGTTACAGCTCCTCGAAGTGGACGCCCGCCGTGACGGTCAGGAGACCACCGGCCGTCGGCGTCTCCCACTTCAGTCCGTTGGACGCCGTTGCTGGGATGATCAACTCGCCACCGGGGTAGGCCACCCAACGGAAGGACGCGCGTTGGTTGAGCGGAATGCTCAAGAGCACCGTGGTCCCCGTCGGATCGACAGTGTGCGCTTGGCCGATGACGATGGTGCACGCGAGCGTGTCACCCGCGTCGAGGGCGACGGGCGTAGGGTTGGTGCCCGCCGTACCTGCCGTGGTGCAACGCTGCACCTGCCAGAGGTAGGCATTGTCAGCAGTGGCTGCTTCGCAGCCGATAGAGAACTCGGACACCTTCGCCCGTCGCATGTTGGCAGCGGCAGCGGTCAGTGACCCGACAGCAAGAGTCGTCGAAGCCGTTCGTTGAATTGTAGTTGCCCATCGAGCCATAGAATAATCTCCTTTTTACTGCTCCTCGAAACAAGCGCAAGCGGTAATCGCGACAAGCGCGCCGGCCGTTGGTGTTTCGATTTTGATGCCGTTTGATGCGGTGGCAGGGATGATCAACTCCCCGTAGGGACCTGCAACCCACCGGAATGTTGAGCGCTGGTTGACGGCCACCGAGAGAAGGACCGTGGTCCCCGTCGGATCAACGGTGTGCACCTGACCGCCGACAATGGTGGTGGCCAACGTGTCAGCGGAGTCCAAGCTGTTCATTGTCGCGGCGGAGGCCGTCCCCGCCGTTGTGCACCGCTGCACCTGCCAGAGGAACGCGAAGTCGTTCGCGGTGGCTTCGCACCCGAAGATGAGGTCGTACACCTTTGCCCGACGCATGCTAGCAGCGGCAGCCGTCAACGACCCGACTGCGAGGGTCGCGCTGGCGGTGCGCTGCATCGTGACACCGAATTTTGCCATACTTAAGCCTCCTGGACGTTGGTATTACGCGATACTGAGGATGCCCGAAGCGTTCCACGTGATGGTGATGTCGCCGCCGTTAGGGGTGACCGGCAGGCCCGAGGCGACTTGATCGATGACCCCGATGAGGGGCCACGTGGTGTTCGCGCCACCATTGCTCTGGAAGAGCAGGATGGACTCGACGCTCGCCCCGGAGACTGCGGTGAAGGTCACGTTGTCACCGTCGAACACGCCAACCGCCACGGAGCCCACGGTGGGAGTGGTGATGGTCTGAGGAGTACCAATGGCTCCCACGACAGCGTCGCTGTAGTGCGTGTGCGTCGCCGCGTACGTGTACGCGCCCTCATCGAGGAGCACTGCCTTGATCGGACCGGCGATGAAGTCCACGGCATCTGTGGCGGTCGTTGGCGGGTTGTCAAGCAAATAATTCTTGAAGCTGTTGTAGAAACGATTAGCCATTGTTATTTCTCCTTAGAGTTCTATGTTGCTCTCCAGTAAATATGCGTTATGGTGGTTTTACTTAGATTTCTTGAGCTTTGCAACATGTAATGCGGTCGCCCACGCTGCCATGAAATTCTCAAACGACTCAACAAGATCCTGCGGTGTTACGATGAAATTCTGATCGAGATTCTTCATAATCTCTTGTACTTTTCCCATGTCTTCTGGATCTATCATACCATCGTACTCTGTAGCGACCTGTGTCAACTTACGAGCCTCAAGAATGAACACTTTTTTCATACTCATGGCAGGTCCATGTTCTCATCGAGGATATCGCTGAGACTTCTGCACTCTGTTACGTTATCAAGGAATACGAACATCTCCACAAGTTTTGGGTCAACGGACTCCCATTCTTTGGCGTCCTCGGCATTGGTTCCACCATCATCAGTGAAACACTGAGCATCTCCTGCAGAAAGACCAATACCATCGTCATCGGCTATGGATCGATCATCCTCCATTTCCTTCTTGAGCTCCCTCGAACCATCCGATTTATCAAGAAGATCGGCAGCCAAGGCTTCCCAAGGTCCCATATCATTGACTTTCGAGTGACCCTTGATTTGATCTTCGGTTGCCGGCTTTGCTCCAGATGATCCATCAAATATTCCTTCTGCATATGCGTCTAAATCTTCAAATGTCATTAAAGCCATTATACCCTCGCCGCCTTTTGATCATGATGTGTAAGGATTTGATCAACCATCTCTTTACGAGATGAAGTATCCGGAAGTTCCTCAAACTTACCATCCTTAGAAATGAAATGAGCTTCATAGTCCGTGCCGGCAGCTTTGTGCATGAAATACTCACCAGCAGCTGAAGTAAAATGTTCTACTGGAGATCCTGCTTTGATCGGGTCACCAGAAGCTGGGCCTGGGCCGGTACCAAACAAATCTCCCTTAATTGGTTTGCCATACCACTTGCGCGGTGCAGGAGGAGCTTCGTGAAGGAACACCTCGAACATCGTCGGAATCTTCCCTTCCTTCTCGACTTTCTTCAACTTCTTGTAATAGTTTGGATCTTCGCTGAGATGATCCATCGCGATCTCTTGGGCGATGTGTGGATCATCTGTATGTTCACGTTCGACCTTGGTACCTGCTTTTAGTTGTTCTGGATCGAACTCACTTGGATCTTTCTTATCAGCGAGACCACCATGTAATTTATCCTTTCGCTCATGAAGTCCTTCAATTTCTTGATCTACGAACTCTGTCGGATCTTGCCATTTGTCAACATTTTGTTCATATCCAGGTTCATCGGCAACAAACTGCTCAATACGATCGAGCACATCTTTGAGGTCTGTTGGTTTGGATGATAATTTGCTCTTTGCGTAATTGACAGCGTCATAACTCCACTGTCCAGCTTGTGTTGGCATGTCTCATCACCTCTACATGTAAATAGAACAACCTGACGTAAGAAGATCAAGTCTTAGAATTCGCATAAACTAAATAGCAACTCAAAAGCGAAATAAAAAGGGACCGCACTTTTTGGTGGGTCCCTCTCTTAGTTTCACAAACCTATGAAGTTATGTCAAATAACGTTCATGTCCATGCAGGTCACGGTCCCGAAGAAATCTGAGCGCACCATCTTCTTAGCATAGCGAGTCATTACGCCCTTACGAGGGGTGAAATCCTCAGGAGCGTAGATCGTCGGGGTGACGATGAGTGGGACATACGGAGCATACACGAACCCGGTCTCGAGGAAGGATGAACCCTTGTACCCGAGGAGAATCTTGTTGCGAGGGAAGTACGGATCCTTGTAGATCGTGAAACGATTGTTCAAGGTACCGATCTTCTCGGTTCCGACGGAGAACATGGTCTCCTTTGCGTCCATCGAGAGAACCGGCTTGTACAGAACCGATGCTTCGAAGATGGTGCCGACGTCTGGTGAAGTTACGCACCAGTTTGCAGCGCCACGCAGCGTCTTGCGGTGAATGGTGTTAGCCGCATCGATAACAGTCTCGATGAGGGTTTCATACCACTCACGAACAGTACCGGTGAATGAAGCGCCGGACTGGACAACACCACTCGTCTTATCGACGAAGGTACCTGGCTTACGCGACCAGAAGAAGTTCGCACCGGTTGCCTGGAACAGAAGGTCACCGAGGATTTCACGGTCGATTTCGAGAGCGATTGCCTCAGAGAGCACCTGGGTGAGCTCGACTTCAGCGTCCAGATTCTGGTAGGCCGCCAAGTCCTGCGCGACTTCCGGGGTCCACTTTGCACGAAGCTTACGCGAGTTGGCCGTTACACTGACCGACTGGATGCGAAGATCGAGCTCGGGGATAACCGGCATCGGGGTTGCACCGACATCGGACTCCCACTCAGACAGAGTGAGCGAGCCAGAAGTACCAGCGGTCAAGGTCGAACCCTGAACGTAGGACATCTTGGCAACCAGAGCTTCGAGAGCGGACACGCCGTCGACGATGAACTGGAGATCACCACCGTTGATCTTGGTGTGGCGGCGGTAAACGATCGCACCCGTCTGGAAGCGAACTGGAGTACCGTCTGTGGACGCCGACTGGCCAGTTGAAGAACCAGAGAGCAGGATCCACTGCTTGACGGCCGAAGCCGACGAGTCGACGCCCGGTTCAAGAGCCAGAGTCGTAAGCGCACCAGAAACCGTGACCATACGAACGGTCGTGGAACCAGAGAGCTCGGGGTCATGACCCATCTGCACAAGGGTCGGAACAGAGAGACCGAGCGCAAAGGAGCCAGTGGTGACTCTCTCACGCTGCGAGAAAGACGATCCAAGGTTGTACATGCCACCCGTACCAGCGGCATCCTGGAGGGAGTTGCGATCACCGAAGATCGAACCACCAGCAGCGAAGTCGTTCGCGCGGTTACCAGCCTTGACGCTATCCCAACGATAGTCAAGATAGAAGAGCAGCCCTGACGGGAGGCTCATTGGCTGGACAGAGACGAGCTCGTTGGCGATGAGACCAGCGAAGACGCGACGGACGATTGGGAACGCAACATTCTGGAACCCGATGATGTCAGTCGAGCTGAGTGACTCGTTTAGGAGCGTCGCAGCCTGGTTCTCAAGAAGACGAGCCATGTTGCTTCGCGCCTTGTTATTCTGGTAGTCCTTCAGACCTTCGAGCAGACCGGTCTTCGACCACTTTGACTCGAGGCGGCTAGCTTCCTTTGCCTGGTCTGGGCGTTGGATACCATCCGTGAGAGTCTTGATATCTACATTCATTGCCATTTTCGTTAATCTCCTTGTATACTCTGTTGGTGCCGTCTCTTACTTCAGGAGACCGGCAAGCTTCTGCATACGAGCGAAGCTCTCGTTGGTTTGCGAACGATCCACAGATTCACTGAGGACTTTGTGATCAGGCGCTCCAGAAGAGCGAACGCGCTGTGCATTGACGGCTGGCTTCCGAGACTTTGACTCAGACAGCTGACCGACTGATGCGAAAGAATTGAGAATGGCTTCCGCGACCATCTTGACTTCACTGACAGAACGTGCCTTGTCGATGGACTCGAGGACAACTCCCTTCTGCTCCATCGTCAGCTTACCGTGCTTGTTCAGAATCTTATTGACATGGAGAACCTTTGAATTGAACAGGTTGACCTCGTGCAACTGCTTTGCGAGACGCTCACTGAGAGCGACCGACTTGGTGAGAGCGGCCTTGAGGGCCTTGTTCTCACGAAGACCGCGCTGGATCATCTCCTTGACGGTGTAATCCTGCTTTGCAGAAACCTCACCCTCTTCCCATGGAGTTGCGCTCTTGGTCTTGATATCAGCAAGACCCTTATCAAGGTCCTTCTGAACATCGTCAAGCTCGCCCATCGGGGTCATGTCGCTGAAGCCCTTCTTAACCTCAACCTCGGTCTGCAGAGCAGCCTCATACACTTTGCGAAGCTCTGACTCTGAAATCTCGATCTCTTCTTCCACGGGCTCTTTCCCCTCTTCCTCTTCCTCATCGCCACCCTTCTTCTTGCCTTCCTTCTTCGGGAGGGGCATCTCGTCATCTTCGCCACCAAGCGCACCGAGACCACCCGCCTCTAGACCAAGGCCTGGCTCTTCGCCGAGGGTCGGCATGCCATCAAGACCTTCATCGGGCTCCTCACTCATGTTAGGGAAGAAAGCGGCAAGCGCCTCCATGTCCAGTTCCTTGCTCTTCTTTGGTGCGCTCATGTCATCCATCTTGGTCTCTCCTTGTGCGTCTGGGTCTTTGGCTTCCTCGAAGCCTGTCTTGCTCTCGCCTGGATAGTCTTGTGCAACTCTCCTCATGCGATTCTGCCCCTCATTTCTACGACCGAGGACGCCATTGATGTTCTTCTCAAGCAAAAGCTTAATAGCGGGAGCCATATTCTCAATGATCTCTTTCTTCGCCGCTTCTAGTGCAGAATTACGGAGGGACTTCGCATCCTCGACTGCTTCCCTTACTAGCTCTCTTCCATCTTTCATTCGAAACTCCTCTATACAACATGGGGCTCGGAAAATCTAAATTAAATGGTACGCCCCGAAAAATGCATACCAAAAACTAAAAAATCATTACTCTTGTTTCTTTTTCTGGTTATTCTTTTCAAACCTGCGTTCAGCAGAAGGCTTCATATAAAACCTTCTATCGTATAGTTCCTGTAGGACTCCTGACCCGCGAACTGATTTTTGGAATTTTTTAATGAGTTTGTCGTAACCATCTTTGTGATCTGATGGCTTTGAATTAACCTGTAACGCTTTGAACGGTTTCATTAAAACTGCTCGTAACGCTCTTCACCGTCTGGCCCAGTTACACGAAGTTGATAGCCTTTCGGCCACGGTTGTCCTTCTTGTCCTGCTTCAGCTGGTTGGCGAGCACATAGTTTCTTGTTACCAAACGCTCGAGGGTCGAATACTCCTCTCTGAACTACACGACCATGGGCGTCGACGACAATCGCAGTCGTCTTTCCTTTGACGACGTCTCTAGAAGAACCATGTCCACCAAGATCATCGTCTTCAGCTTCATCGACTTCTTTCTTCGGGCCGGCCTTTTTCTTCTTGATATGCGCTGCAAGAGCCTTTGGATCCTTCTGACCCTTCTTGTGAGCGGTCTTTGGATCAACCTCAGAGAACGGATCGACGTCTGCGTCTTCTGCGTCTTGAGTCGTGTCGTCAGCATCATTCTGATCTTGTTTCGGTTCCTTCTTTTTCTTGCTCTCATCGGAAGCTTCCGCCGCGAACATCAAAGACTCCCACACACCTTTTGGCTGTGGCAAGCCTCTGTTTCCCTTGATGATTGACTCAAGCACCGGCCAATTAGACGCAGTGTTCGGACCCATACTGGATCCACCTTGCTGCTTGTAGAGGTTAAGATCACCAAGTGGCTTGGAGAAGTCAAACGCCTCAGCGTAAGTGAAACCAGGAGTCTCGTCTTCCTTCTCTTCTTTCTTCTTTTTCTTGGACTTGCGAGCCTCACTCAGCTGCAAGTCAACGATCTGTCGAATCTCATCTAGTGTCATGGAAACTCCTGTACTCTCTAAATGGAGAGATTCTACAGCAATCTGTTCGTTTTCTTCATTTTCAAAGTCTTCATGACCGCCGTAATTCAACGCTGGGAAGGCGTCTTCGGTATCGTCGTAGTCCCCATCATGCTCACCATGATCCCATGGTTTGATTGGAGAAGTTGCCCAACTACCCGCTGCTCCTACTACAGGAGCGCCGCCACCTGGATCAGACTTGTGAATTGACATTGCAGCATCGAAAGCTTCATCGGCTTCTTCCCACGCTGTATGTTTGGTGTCTTTGGGCACTGGAGGCTGATGTCCTTGAGCTGCAGAAACTGACTTGTTGTCATATGCCGCAGGTTGTCCGTAAAAGACTTCCTTGTCATATGGGTACTTCTTGGCTCTCTTGGAGAGTGGACGATTAAGTCCGCCTCTCATTCCAGAGCCATCTGGTTGTGCTGGGTCGTATACGCGATCTGGCATCTTACTTCACCGGAACTTCAAGAGCCTTTCGTCTACGTTCAAGTTCACGAAGCTTCGCATCGTCAGTTGTTGGCATCGGACCATTCTTCTCCAACGCACCAGCAAGACGAGCCATCTTCTTAAAATCAAGTCCAGCACTCTCTAGAAGCTGCGTGCTGACACCTTCTTCTACTTGAGAAACTTGTTTGACATCTTCATAAATGAACGACAATGGATTTGATCTTGATAGAAGAGCAGAGTTCATCGCATTACGCTTCGTAGCTTCTGCTGCAAGCTTATCGTTGTCTAGATCGTCTGAATATTGCTCGTCATAGATTCCTGCATCATCTCGTTTCTTTGGCAAAGGAACATTCTGATCTCTACCTTGATCAAACTGCAGAGGACCAGACTCGTCTTCTCTGCTTTCCTTCATCATCTTGCGAATGTAATTTTCGGTTAGATGTTCGCGAATCAATCCAGGAAGAGCCCTCTTAAGCTCCTCTCTGACGATCGAACGAATTGCCGCTGATAATTCTTTGCCACCAACCTTCATTGTTTATCTCCGAGTGATATTGATATTATTCAGCGCTCTGAAGATTCGATCGGCTTTGGAGGTGCGAACTTCCTCGTCAAAAATCGTCTTACCTTCCGCGAATAGATATGCTCCTGGAGTGGATGGTTCGGAGACGATATCGAAGCAGATGATCTGATAATCGGGTTGCACAGTGTCCAGCCCTTCGTTTGTCTTCTCTGTTGAACCTACTCCGCGGCTGCTGATTCCGATGACCACTCCGGCTTCCAGGAGCGACTCGAGGATCTTTCCTTTCGGAGTTGGTAGTACCTCAACCCTTCCAATGACGTTGTTCCCATCCCATCCGATCTCGCGAATGATGTGGGAAACATTCTGTAGACTTACAGAGCTTGATTCTGGATGGTCTAGTTCACCAACTGCGCGGGCTTCACGAACTGCCTTTGTGTAGTTCTCGACTTCACGTTGGAGAATCTCCATCGGGTAGATTCGCTTGTTTTGATTCTTGGTATTAGCCTTTTGCAGAATGCCCTTAAGCACAAGCTTTCCACCGTTGGACTCACGGGACTCCTTGATCAACGCCGCACTGTAATCAAGTGCATACCACTCTCTAAGAAGTTTCTTTGCCATTTAAGTCCATTCTCCTGCTCGTCCTGATTGGCTCTTGTTTAACTGTGAATACAAATTCTCGATCAACTTACCTAGCGCGCTTGAACTTGGATGATCCTTCAACCAACTCTCGAGCACGTTTACTAATACTTCCCACTCCCGCCCTTTTAACTGCACGACATGCGGTCCACCTACAAATGCCTGTTTCTTATCTTCGGCACTTGCTTCAAGTAGGATCTGTGCTGACTCCCAATAGTTCATGTATCAGACTGTCCGATACCCGCATCTCCGGCTTGTGGTTTATCATTGTCGATAAATTGTCTCAAAATTTTCTCAATTTTATCCTGTACACCAGTCGGAATGTTTGCTTGATCGATTGATGACAATGCCATGTCTATCCAATCTTTCCTTTCGAATTTAGAACAATCAGATCCGTGCATAATATTCTTTATTTTGGGATTATTTGCACTGACACATTTGTCTGATGGGTTTAACAGTGCTTCAGATAGTTGTTCCCAATAGTTCATAGTTTCTCCTTTCGAGCTATCAGAGTTTACGGTACTTTTTGATCAAAAGCTGCTTCAGAATTGAAATTTGCAACGGCGTAAGCTTACTAACGTAGTCGTCGATGCCGTCTTGAGACTTGTTCAGATACTTGTCTCGACTCTGGATTGCTGTTGTGATATCATCCATCTCATCGAGCACGCGTTCCTGTACAGTAACAAGTTCTGCCCTGAACAGCTTGGCATCCTTTGGCTCTGCTTTAGTGAGCGCGACCTTCGCGTTGGAGGACAAATCAATCTTAGGTACACCGTTCTCAATGTAGATGTAGATCGGCTCAACGGCGACATTACCAATCGTTGCAGAAAAGCCAAGATAGACCTTGCCGAGCTCTTCTGACTTCTTCACACCGAAGTTCTTAAGCGTGACTTCCTTGCCAACGGCTTTCTTGATTACATTGAATGCCGTCGTCAGCGCGCCTTGAGTCTTCTTATCGATGTTACGCTGAAGACTATTATACTTCTTATCAGAACTGAGCGAGTTTTTGGACAGGTGTTTGATATACTCGTCCCATTCACTGCCCGTTTTCTCGCCCTCTTCCTTGAACAGACCTTCACTCAGAACTCGCGAACGATATTCACGAAGAGACTCCTTGATCACTTGTGCAAGGACTCCACGATGAAGCAAATCAAGTGATTCCTTCTTTGCAGGAGTCGGCTGGTCCTTCTTTTTCTTGTCATCTTTCTTTGGATCTTTCATGAGACGCTCAACTTCTTTACGCAGACGAGCCAGCTTGCCTGGATCTTTCGGTGGATAACGAGCAAGTTCTGCGCGTTTTGCACCCATCTTTGTCGGGAAATTGCCGGTCACTTTTGCGGGGCCTTTCTTTCCTTTGTTCGGAGCATAAAGAATGTAGCCGCCGCCGCCTGGCTTCTTACGGACAACTTCCTTCACTTTCTTCTGCGCGACATGACGAGCGATGAACTCACGAACCTCATCACTCACGGATGTATACTCTTGCTTGTCGAGTTTATCCTTCAGATCCTGCATTGCGTCCTCATTCAATGACACAAGATATGAGAGCATTGCTCCTTCATGTAGATCTGGATTCTCTTTGAGCACATTCTCAATACGCTGTTTGCGAACACGAACACCAATCGGAAGCTGGTATCCCAGGACACCTCCGCCGCCCGTCGATTCTTTCTTTGAAGAAAGACCGGCTTTGGCGATCGCAACATCAAGTTCTTTGTAGACCGCATCAGCTTCTGGGAATCTCTTCTGTCTATCAAGCATCTGAGCCTTTGCTGAAAGTGCCTGAATTTCATCTGGAACAGGTGAGCTTCCTGCCTTGTTTCCTGCTTTCATGGACGATGGAACAGCCGCAGAGACGGTTGCCTTTGGTTTCGCTGCCTGAGCAGCCTGCTTCATTGCTGTTGGCGGCGGCGCGGGTGGTTTCGATGTTGACTGTTGTGCGGCGATAGACGTTGGTGATCCTGGTTTGTTGAATTTCTTGACGTCGATGTGAGGATTACCCGTTCTCATCTGATCTGGTTGTTTATCGAACTTGTGAACAACTGCTGGCTTTGTTGCTGGTTGTTTATCGAACTTGTGAACAACTGCTGGCTTTGTTGCTGGTGGTCGAATGTGTGTCTTAGCGATCATCGTTTGGTTTGGTCTATCTACAGGAGTCTTGTCTGGCGTATGTGGACCAGTGTTGTCAGTGTCTTCCGGAGCCGTTAAACTAATATGACCTGCAGGTGTTGATTTTCCCTTTAATTTGGGCGGCTTTGTCAATGGGGGTGTTGGAGCCTCATTCCTATATGTCTTTAGATCATAATGATCTGCTGGCTTTGGCTGAAGTTTCGGTGGCTGTTGTTGTGATTGAGCAATAGCTGCCTTGGAACCTGCAGCCGCGGCATCCCGTTTCATCATCTTCTTGAGCTCAGGACTCAATTTCTTCATTGGATCGCTCATTTGCTGTCGATCTCCTCGACGAGTTTCTGGAATAGAAGAATGTCTTCGACCGACGATTCAGTGCAAAGATCTTTCAGATTGCGTAATTCGGACATCGATTCACGAAGTCGAGTTTGCATCACTGGATCTGAACGAAACTCTTCCATGTGTTCTGCTGCAAGAAGTTTTTCTTCGATCCTGATGCGTTCTTTTTCCATGATTCCTGTGAATGTATCAAACTTCTCCGTCATTGTCGATACCACGTACTTGCTAAGAAGTGAACGCTGGCTCTCATTGAGAACAGTTCCATACTTGTCATTGAACTTCTTAAGAACAAGCTCAGCAACAAGTGAGTCAACCTCCTCTTCCTTAATCAATGACTGTTGAGGCTCTGCGCTGGTCATGTATCGAACCAGCGAATCCTCAAGCTGAGCGAATGTATACCCTTCGATCATCAACGCGGAGTTTCTATAGCTATCGACCAGTAATTGCGTAGTTGCAAGCAGACGATAATCAGAGATTCTATGGTCGAAGACACCTTTGCCAAGCGTGTAATTGATCTCTTTGATGATGTTACTCTTTGTTATATCGATCTTTCGATGGTCAAGAGAAATAGCGATTCTCTTTGCCTCGCCAAGAACCTTCTGAGCTGACGTCTCCGTCACGCCTCGACTCTTTTTGACGAGCTCAAAAACTGTTCGTTCTCTAGAGAGCGCTTGTCCCCTAGAGAAGTACTTTCGTACGATGGTAATACATTTTTGGTAACGTTCCTTGTCACCTGTCACTAAGCATGATGACATCTCACGCACGAGGAACTCAAAGAGCAGTCCCGTGTTTCTCTTCTTATTATGGCGTAGAGAAGGCATATTTCCTTGATGACCCCCAGTATGAGTTCCTGCGTGTAACTATGAAAAGAAAGTCCTCTTGTGTACTTCTGGCGTAGAATCTTGGCTCAGATCTTTCGGAAAGTGTTCCGGTTGACACGCTTGAAGACGCCTTTGATGGCTTCTTCGAACTGCTTATCAAGCTCTTTATTGCGCTCAATAGATTCATCGATGTAATTCGCCATAACATCCTTTTCTTCAGAGAAAGGTCGAGTGATCAATCTGTGCATCGCTCTCTGATCCATTGGATCTGATGCGGTCTGTTTCTCCGTTCCGAAAGCGAGGTTGTACGAGTCTTCGCCAGTAGAAAAGAGATCCTTGCCCTTGTCAACGGCTATCTCGGATGATTGTCCCTCGCTGCCTGGGTTGCGTTTCTCATCCATTGGTGCGATCTCTAACTGATCTTCGGGCACCCATTCCGACACCCGCATGTCGGAAGTGTATGGAACTCCACTGTATTGTTCGTCTGGAGGACCGTACTTCACTCGAAGTAATTTCAGGTTCCCGTGCATCTTTGGTGGAACGTCTACGATGTGTCCGACTCTATCAGGATCCTGGACGAGCCTCACGATCGCTCCTGGTACAAGTTGGCCCTTGACATCCTCGTGAATGACCCCCTCGGGTGTCGTCGTTGGCTCTGGAGAGGCTTCCGGTGCAGTCTGAGCAGTTTCCCCTTCCCCGCCACCAGTCTCACCGCCGAGAGTACTCGGGAGCTCTTCCTCACCTGGCAACGGCTCTTCTTCCCCTCCCACTGCATCTTCGGCAGCCTCATCTGTCGGTGCCTTCATTCCTTCAAGAATCAGGTCCTCGAGCTTGTCTGACTTCTTCCCTTCCTTAATCTTCATGATCTCCTCATTAGAGAAATTAAAGATCTTGCGGTAAATACTATCTCGATCGAGGATCCCTTCGGTCGCAGAGCCTGCAATCTCGAACTTCATCCTCCAGAGCTCAAGCTTCTGTTGTTCTGCGATGGTGGAAGGATTGGCAAGACGAAGCTCAAAGTCGACGAGATCCTCTCCTTCATAACCCAACATATAAAGATGAATCAAAGCGATCTTGTTGAGCTCTGCAATGACGATCTTCTGAATGCGCTCGATCGTCCTTGCGAATCGGACGTCCATCTGAGCGAGAGTCGCCTTCGATCCAAGCTCAGCCTCGTATCCAAGATGAGCCTTTGGAACCTTCAAGGCGGCGAACAACTTGTTCTGAATATACTGAACGTCCTCAATATCTCCAGTGAATTGTCCACCTGCGAGAGTCTCGATTTTGGAGCTCTTGTCCCCGCGCGTCGGGATAAAATAGTCCTCATCAACCGATAGTGGATTGTATCTAAGATCGACACGTCCGGTGTTCGGGTCGATAACCTGATTTCTACGAAGACGAGTCTTGACCTGCTCCATGAACTGATCAACCTCGGCTGGATTAATGTTTCCGACGTCGATGTAGAACACGCGGCGCTCTGGAGATCGTACGATACGATATACGAGCATCGCGTCCTCAATGAGAATCAGTTGTCTCCAAATACGACGGGCTGGCTCAACGACAGAAGAACCGTATGGAAGGAAGTTATCATTTCCAAGCAGACGAAAATGGATCATCTGCCAATTCTCGAGAATCTGATTTCCTTGCGTTAACCAACGAAATCGAACGGCGAATGGATCATTCTTATCATATCCTTCCTCACGCTCGATCTCGTTGATCGGAATCGGAAGAAGATTTAGGATACCGTTTTGTTCGGAGGCGTCAACGAATAGAACCATGTCGCCGTACTTTACCAGATTGCGTACCCAACTCCATGCATTAAACTCAATGTTTAAAATATCGAAGAACAAAGTCTCAAGCACTTTCTTGATCTCAGCGTCTTTCGAAACAACATTAAGAATACGGCCCTCATCACCAAATGCGGTTACTTCATCAGCATAGATGTCCAGTGCGGAACTAATTTCAGGAGTGAACTCCATCTCAGTATAGTCTGAGTAGCGCGACAGTCGTTCATATTGTCCATAGCTTGCCAAACTGTGAACATACAGGGACGACAATTCCTTCTTATATGCACGTGCAGTTCCACGCGGCTCTGTCATTGGCTCGCCAGCGGCGATCTTATGACGAACAACCGGACCAGATCTAAAGAGACGCGTTAGTCTCTTCCAGACAGTTTCTTTCTCTTGACTAGGCTTGATTAGATCGTCGGCCATTATTTTTTCCTCTTGTAGTCAATCAACCAAGCTAGATCAATGGTCTGTCCACGTGGCATGCGGATCGTATAGTCGCTTCCACCCATGATCCCAAGCGGATGATTAACATGTGGTGTCATGTGGGCTTGAATGAAGCGCGGATCTTTCGATGCTCCAGGGATCTGAGTGTGTACATTCTTGCTGAATGATATGCCATTGATCATCTTTTTGTTCATCTCGTTTGTTGCCACAGAAGACGCGAAGAAAGTATCTCTCACCCACACTCCGATGGCGGCTGCCATAACTAAGTCGTCATTGTATCCTCGAGCTGCTTCGGCTCTATGGTTGTTCCAAATGAATGTTCTTAACTCATCACACAGACGATGAGAACTGATCACAAGATCTCTATTGCGAACATACTCCTCGAATTTTGCGACAAGGAGTGGACGATTCTTGGAGTTCATCGTAAAACCTGGAATCAGATCGTCTCGAGTAGTTCCCCACTGAGCATTGATTGCAGAACCAGGTTTGATATCGTTCTTACGAGAATAATAGAGATTTTCATACGCGAGGATCTTAATATGTTCGATACATGCTTGTCCGATTGAATTATTCTCGACGACCATTGTTGCGGTGTTGTATCTTCTACCAAGACTTACAAGAAGCTTTGCAAACTGATCGGGAGGTATCTTGCCTTGATATTCAGCACATTGTGTCATCCTTTCGATGTCCCACACGTGACATGTGGAGAAGTCTTTTCCATCTCCTCTTGCGACGTCTGCCGACAAGAGATATCTGTGGCCGGTAGTTGGTGGAAACCAGACGTAGAGGTTCGAGTCGTCATGCTCCAAACTGATCGCATCATGAGCTGTCTCTCGAAGATGATCGATACTCTCCTGAGGGATAACGGTATCTCCTGAGGAGTTAAAATTACACTCAAGTTCCTGAGCTATGGAACGAGCTGTCATACTTGCAGAGCTTATTTCCTCACGGAACCAGCTTGATGTCTTAAATCCCGGACGATCAGGATCATCTGTTAAATCTGAAATTCGCTCAGGGTGTCTCCACCACATGAACTTATGTGCTTTGAAATCATTCTTGCCCTGCTCTGCGTCAGAATAGATCTCATGAAACTTATTACCAACTCCATTGGGTGTGGAGAGAACTGACACGCGACCACCTGTCGCGACCGTAGGACGAAGGCCCGTCCATAGTACATCAAACTTTGGAACGAATGCTGCTTCGTCGATGACAAGAAACGACACGGCTTCAGAACGACCAGCATCTCCCGCAGATGCGATAGCCTTGATCCAGGAACCGTTGTCTAGCTCAATAGACAACTTGTTATCAAATTTAACTGGAGAAAGTAACAGCCATTTTGGAAGGTACTTCAGAGCGGTCGCAACCTTCTTTACAATGTTCTTTGCCGTCTCAGCTTTGGAAGCGATAACAAGAACACTCTTCTCACGATGGAACAACATCAACCAAACAGCAAACGCAGACGTACACTCAGATATGCCGATTTGGCGACCTTTGAGTGTTACGTTGAAGCGAAAATTCACATAATCGTGGATAAGCTCTGTCTGATAATCGAAGAGCTTAAACGGGATGATCCCTCTAACTGGATGGCGAATCTTGACATACTTGTCGATGAAGTAACAAGGGTCACGACCACACAGTAGGATCTCATCTCGAAGATTCGCTGGCTCAGTCGAGCTCATAGAACCTCCCAAGAATCACTCTGGGCCAGATTTTCGGAAGCCCACAATGATCGCAGATTTGAGAGCGAGTTCACAACAATTGCAGGAGTCTCAATAGGAATGATGCAAGTAAAGCATTCCTTTTGCATCACGCCTCAATTTCATAAAACTTACAAAGAACGAAATAATATCTCTCGTTTAGTGAAGTCTTCTGTGCGTTTTCGAACTCCTTCGACTTGTCTTCTTTAAGCTTGAGTTCATGTTTCGTTGACTTCTTGAACTCCTTCTTGAGGTGCTTGACAAACTCATTTAGAGTCTTACCAGCATCTTCTCGGATTGACGACATCTTTCCAGGTCGAGATAAACCAATCTCGGACGTGTGGAAAGAAATACGTACTTGTCCAAGCTTAAAAGCAAGCTGGATCCCGACATTGGGACGCTCGCGTTGAAAGTCCTTGGTTATCTGAGCAAGCGCCGAGAAAGTCTTGGTCGCGTCCTCGGTTCCACTATATTCAGTAATTTCAAACCCTTCTGCTTTATCCATGATCGGAGATCTCCTAGTATATAACTAGAAACACTCTCCGAAAAGAACTTCAGGGATTCGAATCCTCTCGTCCCCAGATGTTCTTCTTGTGGCGCTCGAGCTCCTCTTGCGAGGGCCGCCATCCATTCTTCCAACGATCTTCTCTGCCCTCGACGAACTCTATCTTACAGAGAACACACACTCCGTAATCGTAATATGTGAAATTTGATCGAGTACCTTTCATCACAAGCGAACAAAGCGGACAAAATGTTGGTACTCTCAGGCTCTCGTTTGGCATCTAACTCCTTGAAACGTTACGGTTTTATGACCCAAAACGACATCCTTTCCGAGAATTTCTTACCATTAGCGTCGCTTCCATCGAACTGTATGAAAGAGACTCCATCAGAGACAGACTGATCTATATCAAACTCACAGAAAACTTTTCTGCCCCAGACATTGAAGTCATATCTCATTGACTTTCCATCAGAGTCTATAAGACGTAGACTAACCTCGTCTGCTGTCTTAAAGAAAGTTGGATTAAGCACAATCTTAAACTCATACTTCCCAAGCTCGTGATACGTTTCACGAAGATTATGAAAGATCAATTTCTTTTTGCTAACCATCAGTCCCTCTGGAAAGGATTCCAGCCAAGTGTTGCTCCAAGATATCCATTTGGAGCAAGATCCCAATTCATCGCACCCCACACCGTAGGACCGACAGTGAACTTACCGATCTTATAGGACACTCCAAGACCAACAAGAATGCCAGTGCCAACACCAACATCTGCATGAAGTCCGATCTTTTCGTACCACTTTGACTCGAGCATATATGGATTGACAGCTGCTAGACCGATATCGATCTGAAAATTGTCCTCGGATGATGTTGTCGATGTTTTCCACGTTCCATCTTTATCTTGCGAGACGATCACGCTCAATCGCAAAGGTCTTGTCTGAGACATCCTCAACAATGCTCTAACAGGAACCACCGTTACCTCTTCTCTCATGCTACAATCAGCAACAATGTCACCCGTGACACGAAACGGTGCGAAATCCTCCTTTGAATCTATTGTCGCGTGGATGATGTCTGGATACGTTGGATCTGTTGGTACCACAACGACGTTGCCATGCGATTGAAGTTCCTTCTTCAACTTGACGATTAATGTTGTGGCAGTTAAAAGATCTGCTCCATTTTTTGCAAGTTGTTCATGTAGAGCGGCCAATTGAATATCTTGCTTGTCGAGCATGTCTTGTAGACCGCGACTTTGTATCGATAGTTTCTGATACACGCCAGCATGTAACTCGATCGTCTTATCTCTTAGAGCTACATCGTTTTGGAGCGCGGTAATTTGCCTCTTGTATGAATTTGTGATGAGAGTGAATGTTCCGGCCAAACCTGCCGCGATCAAAAGAAGGACACTGGCAAAACCTACAACGAGTTTCCACGTATTTGGTAGACTAAACATGTTTACTCCTTTGCAACTAGTGGCACGTTCTTATCTGTGTATCGTCTTGCAACATACGCGCTTAATGTTGGCGTCAGTAAAGACGCGATAAGCGACGCGTCGATCGTGCCAAAATTAAAACCCATGAAAACAACGCCACTTAAGGACACTTTCATCAAAACGACAATCATCGTCATTACTGCCATCGTTAACACAGCATCTTCCTTTCCATCGGTATTCTTGATCCAGAGTGACATTATTTGGCTCCAACTTCTACGTGTGCATAACCTTCGTCGTCTGTTGTAATCTCAATCACATTGTCAACCATATCCTTCATCGTGTCTAGATGGCTAATGATCAAGACATGGTCGTACACTGTCTTTAGGTAGTCAAACATCCTCTGAACATTCTCGACGTTTTTTGTATCTAGTTTTCCGAACCCTTCATCGATTATTAGAACATTCGTCTTGGGCAAATTAGAGATGTTCAAAAGAGCAGTCCGAATCGCAAGAGATGCTAGGAATTTCTCGGCTCCACCTCCCAGTTCGAGCAAGCGCATTTTGTATTCTCCGTACTGAAGAAAGAATCTGATCGATTGATCTTCTGGATCGGCTTCGATCATCACGCCGAAATCTGTACATCCCGACAAGATCTTGTTTATCTCTTCATTTAGTAAAGGTAGCTTCTGTGTAAGGATCTGATATGCAATGCCATCCTTTCCCATTGCGTCGATATATCGTTCATATGCGCTGCACATATCTCGAGTCTCAGCAATCTCTGTGAGATCCTTCGTGATCATATCAAATGCTGCTTGCTTGTTACCGGAAGACTTGTGATATCCAGCAAGACTCTTGTCGTTTTGTTCTAGTTTTTCCTCTATCTCGATCTTATCTTTCTTAAATGCCGCAATCTTTGCATCGATTGCAAGATTTTTCATGATGTCTTCCTGCATCTGTAGAGCATTGGCTATCTGGAGTTCTGTGTCAACAATGTCTGTATAAAGCGCAGACATTTTAAGCGTAATATTCTCTAACTCCAACTTGATCTTTTCTTTCTTTTCGTTGAGAGATGTTCTCGCATCGATCAATTGTTTGGAAGATTCTTGAGCGTAGACATGATCAGAAAAGACATTAACGTCGATCATGTATCTTTCAAGTTCAAATTCGATTGTCCGCAGCTCGTCATCGAGCTTTTCTATCTTATGAGCTGACTCAAAGCCATTGATAAGGAATCTGCATCCTGGAAACTGTGTTCCGCATGGAACTGTCTCGAGAATGGCCGCACTTTTCTGACATTCTGTAAGTTCTGCTTTTTTCTGTATAAGACTATCACGCGTTCTATCGACAAGTTCTTGTCCGCTTGTCTTTAGTGCTTTCAATTCGAATAAACGAATATCATCATATATGATTGAAGAGACTGGGATCGAGGAAAATTCCTCATCCATCTTTGTGAGCTTAATGCTTGTCTGAATCCTGTCGTCATCAAGACTCTGGTTCTCTCTCTGCAAAAGGGTCAACTTATCTCGAGCAGAATCAATATGGACAAACTTTCCTAACTGTATCTTCTCTAGAGAAACATCCTCTATCTGTCTATCGATCGTTATTTTAAGAGACTTAAGGATCGTGTTCTTTTCGGTAAGTTTTGAAATCTCTCCATCAAGTTCCTCGATTTCAGATAGTAGTTTAATCTTGTTCTTTTCGAGCTCACTTTCTTCGGCGTCGCTCAATTTGATCGTGAGTTTCTTGAATTCTTCCTTGGCGAGACGGTTCTTTTTCTCAAAAACATCGAGGTCAAAGAACTTGAAGAAGATCTCACGACGTCGAGTCTCATTGCATGCGATCAGATCCATCTGATTCCACTGAGCAACAAGCGCGGTGAGCATGAAGTCTTCGAATGTTCCGACTCGTTGGCGGATATTAGCCTCTGTTTCTGGCCTAAGGGTACCAACCAACCTTTCGATTCCACCATCTTCGTCGATCATCGAGAACGACGTGGTGGTCTTTCCCCACTCCTTTGCTTCTGAAAACTTCTTATGGCCGTACTTGATCCTCTCGATGTTCCTCTCAATCATGTAATCTTGGCCGTTCGCGGTAACATCCGCGATCGATGTACCAGAATCCTTGTTGTCATTGATCAAGAAGATGTTCTTGCTGACTCCCTTGGTAACATTATCGAAGCAAGCGAGGGTTAGAATGTCAATCATGTTAGACTTGCCAGAGCCATTAGGAGCAAATATCCCAGTCAAGCCACCAAGCTGAGAGAAATCAATGAAATTGTCCTTGCCGTAATTGAAAAAGTTGGACCAGCCGATCTTGTTAATCTTCCAGAAGATATCTCTACCCGAATCATCATTCTGATCGATGTGAATCTGAAATTTCCTATTCAGATCGAGGACCTTGGACATGACAGAGTCTGTTATCGAGACTCCTTTGAAATAGTTTCTTATCAGACGTTCTTGAACGGGGATCTCACGGAGGTTCTCGTGATCGACACTTCTCTTTCCGACATTCGTCTTCTGTTCGCTAATGTTCGTCGCAGATAGAGTGATAACGTCGTGTGGTGAGAACATAAGTCGAGCATTCTTCTCGATCTCTTTCTGCTGAACGAGAGTGAGAGGAAATGGCGGGCTCAACCTTACATGTGCGTCTGGTTCAATGATCAAATCTTCTGGAAAGGAAAGATCTTCTTTCGGATGAATCGTATAGAACTTTCTGCTACCAGAAAGAAGAATGGGTTTGACGGTGAATTGCTTCTTTGGATCATTATCGTCAAATTCCCAGAGCAGGAATCCCTTATCGAGTTCTTCTCCGAAATTCTGCTGAATCAACGAGCCTGGATACCAAGCTCTGCTGTTGTTGAAGGATTGTTGTTTGTGGATATCGCCCATCATGACGTAGTCAAGACCGTCGAAAATCGACAGATCGTGTTCAACGTGCGTCATCCGCCAATTAGAGTCTGTCACACATGAGAGCACAGATCCGTGGAACAATCCGATGTTGTTATCATCTGGAAATTTTGCCCAATCTACTGGTCTCGGATAATTCTCTTGATCGGCCAGCGAAAATACCCAAAAGTTAAGCTGACATTGATCGTCACCGCGATGGCGCACTGCGAATCTACCAGACTTCTTGTGCAGGAAGATTCGATTGCTTCCAATACTCTCGACGACAGGAGTGATGGCATCCTGACGACTCAGGTTCATCAAGCTCATGTCATGGTTGCCGAGGATTAGGTGGTAAGGAGCGATCGTAGACGCAGCACGCATGTGATCTGACAACATACTCACAAACTCGGGGCTGATCTGTGTCTTTGTATGTGCCGTGTCGCCCGTATTGACAATCAGGTCTGGCTTAAGAATCTCTAGTTCATCATACAGCGCATCAAATACTCTTCTATACTCTTCGTGATATTTGAAATTGCGAATATGTACATCACTGATGTGAGCAATCTTCAATTAAGGCTCCCGATCTTCACTCCTGCATGTACGGCTACCTTTAAAAGATCTGTCGAGCTTACTCTCGTTGCTTTCTCGAACTGTGATCTGAACTCTTCCTTTGACATCTCGCCTGGATCCTTTTTGCCTGCGAGATTAACCATCATACATTCCGCTCCATGACGCAAAAACTTGTTAACGACTCTTAGCTGTTGTCGTGGAACGTCAGAATCAAGAGCAAAATAGACAGGTTTGCCCTCAAATAGGACTCTTCGAAACATCGTGGAGTCTGTCTGCATGCTGTTTCCCTGGAGCGGGATGGCATTCGTTCCTGCTTTTATCGCATCGAATGGACCTTCCGTTATTATGACGGACTTTGTCCAATCAATCATGTACTCGTTGAAGATCACGTCCTTATCAAACTCTCCATGTTTGAACTTACGCGGATCATTGTAGTAAGTTCTACCAACAAAGAAGTTCAGTTCGCCCTGTGAGTCGAATGACGGAATGATAATCCTGTTCTTGTACTCTCCATCCTCGCAATATCCAAGCTTGTAGAGCAGAATGTCTTCGAGGGTCACTCCCCTTTGGTTAAGGTATGCTATGGCCCTGGTATAAAATGGGCTTCTGGTGGGCTTCGAGAGACTCTTGAAGTTGGTTGGAAGGATTGGTCTATCATACACCTTTGGCTTATCAACTCTTACAGTAAACTCCTCAAGAAATCTGAGATAGTCCCTCTTACGAGGATCTCCATCCTTGAACAGCGGAAGCAATCCGCTTCCTCTGGTTCCATCTGGTCGAACACGAAAGCCACCCCATTGACATGTCCAACAATGAAATTCATCCTTGAACAAATTGACGCTTAGCTGGCCACTTGTTCTACCGGCTTTCTTGCCGTGCTTGGGACAAAAGAAGATCACTTCATCACCTTTGACGGCCTGTTCGGTACCAAGAGTCTCTCTAATTGCCGATAACTTTTCGCGCTTGTTCATTTTCCTTCATGTATCCAGCTCTGGCGACGATATAGGAATCAGCCATGTCAAAACAATAGGGTTGTGGTTTGTCGTTTCTGTTCAAATTACGAGAGACGATGTCCTTAAACATCGGTTCTTTCGCAATGACAAAATCGAGAGTCAACTTCTTCTTGTCAGAGCCCTTGGGTATTACTAAGCCTTCCCTTTTCATTATAGCCTTAATGGTTGATGGATGTAACTTCCGCACGCTACCTTCTCGTGATAGTATCCAAGAGCAAGCAAAGTTGATTGCAGCAAGTTTCATGAGAGTTTGCATGCTTGTAAATCCACGAGTGAAACCAGCAAGACGTTCTTCTACGATATGGATTGTCTGTCCGTCCATACCGACGTTGTACGCAAATTCTTCAAACTTATTGATTCGTTCGTATTCGCTTTCGATCTTTCTAAGATCAAGAAAATCCATTGATTTCGTCGATCCAGTTTCCTTGTCAAGAACACAGACGCCAACAAGATTTGACGAGATATCCCAACCAATAAGTTCACTCATACTGCTAAATGGTAACTCAAAAGTCCATGCGAAGACGAATGTTTATCTTGTCTTCTGGGCGCTTGCGAATTGGTTGTGCAAGTTTAGCAATTGCAACGATTCTGTTCTCTTCGTTACAGATGGCGATCGAGGTGATCCATGTCGTCTGCGTCTCGTCGCGCATCAGATATCGATCATCTGACGTATCGTCGGCGGTCCCATTGTCATCTGCTCTAGAGAAGCTAGGATTGCGTGAACAATTAAGCTCTGAGGAGTTTGCTCTGCATGAAAATGTCTTGACATGCGTCTTACTCAATCCTTTGAAGCTGATCTGGAGTTGATCTGTTTTCGCGGTGTCGAAATCCATCGCCGCTTCCCCGAAATCCAGAAGTGACGGATCTGTTATAACGACTAATCCTTCCGTATAGAAAACGTTTCCAACCTTGTTCCAACAAACTCCTCTGAAGTCCTCACCTGCAATATCTTTCGTTAATGAACCAGAAACATAAAGGCCACCGCGACCGTCATCACGTAATGTTCGAACGATCCCCTGTCCTGAATACCCATTGCATGTTAGAACGATGCTTCCTGTCGCGATCTGTCTGCCATAGAACATGCTTGGAACATGGACCACTTTGAACATATTACGTTCATCGGTAATCTTCGTTTTGAACGTGGTGAAATATCTATCGTCATTTGGCTGCCAGATTGGTGCTGCTGGAAGAACGGAACGAATATTCTGGAACTGTCCGTGGATCGCTGTTTGACTATGATCAAAAGTTCCAGATCCCATCGAGAACCCATGACGAACACTTAGTGGACCATCATTGAATCTAGCATAATGAAGCAATCCAGACGAACCAGACGCTATCGTTGAATCCGCACTCGAAGACAGTTGTACATTGCTCTTGACGGAGTTCCATATTCTTGTCTCATATAGAAACCCACGGAACCCATTGTCGGGTCTTGGTCCGGGAAACATGACGTGCTCCGCACCAACAACAAGATGTGATCCAGTTAGTCCTCCAGCTATGGCTAGCAATGATCCTGTGTATGCTACTGTTCCAACACTCTGTAGGCCGACGTAAAGACTCGCACTTCCGTTACCGACAATGGCAGATACGTGGTTCCATTGACCAACGGGTACAGCCGCCGATGATGTCACAGACGACGCGAAATCAGAGAAC